CACCATACCTGGAGAAACTCTCTTAGAAGCTCTGCATTCAAACGATGGGCAAGTACCAGTATCGTAATTAACGGTACGGGTGTGCACCTGAAGACTAATTTCGAACCCGGGCCTCCGTCTGGGTACAATCGACTCCTTATGGAACTCATTGTATTCAGAGAGGTTGACTGCGATTAAGTATTTCCAGTCCAGCGAAAGCTGAACAACTGAAATCTTAATGGCCTTACATATCAAGACACGAAAGTGTGCAGGAAGATGTGATTACTATTGAGTAAGTTACATCCTCTGTAGTGACTTTGTGAAGGACATACCCCTAATAAGGGTGGTTATACCAATCCGACGAACAATAAGCTGCAGGGGAGTATACCGAAAAGTTACGGTGATACATCGACTGCGCTGCACTGTCTGCCAGGTCGTTATACCGGACACTGGGATTTCCCAATTCCAGATAACAACAAGGTACCTGGACGATTCCTAACCTAACTGGATGGTCGGTCCCCTAAAAGATTATAGGGGGGCCAACGATCAAGTGAAGGCTAGTAAGGAATCCAGATTAACCAGTCCATTTAATTATACTGTAACAATTAAAAATGAAAAACAATTTTAATCTATTACAGGCAATTAAATCTCGATACGTAAACGTTATTAAGATGATACCGCTCTCGGTGAAAATCCGGGATAGATTATTCGAACCCTTGAGTTTAGTAAATATACTAACTCAAGGTCGAGTAACTAAGTTAGCTTGGAGAATAAAACTTACAGGTCTTTTCTTTGACTTTGTACTCAAGTATGCTAGCGCTCACGGCGCCCAATCAACAGTAAAATGGTTGAAAGGGTCCGCGGTTGCTATACAGAAAGAGTTAGGTCAAGATAGACTTGTCTCCCTTCTTGTCTTAGGGACTGCGCTGCCATTCTCAAGAACATCTGGAGGCCTTCCAAGAATAATTCCGGCTAGATGCCGGGGATTAATCAGGAAAGGCGATGTCAGGGAAATTAGATTTTGGTTAAGTTTATTTAACTTATACCGAATTCTTAAAGTACCTGGAGATCTAAAGATCTCAACCATCACTTCAGGGTTCACTGGGAATGAGGCTTATCTAGAGTATTTAACAGGATTAGCATCAAAGAGCTTTGCTCTACGATTTAATCTTATTAAAGGATTCGAAAGAATCCAACAACTGGAATTATCTCCTAAAAGCTTTATACTTTCAAGGGCGGCTTCGCCGTCCTCGCAAGTTTCTGCTTTGGGGATCCTTACAGATGTTTACCTTCTAAATAAGTACCAGCCAGACCTTTGGCAAGAATTGCTATACTACCTTTACGCTGTTAAGCCAAAAGTGACACCTTTCATCAATGATCTTCAAAGATCCTATGATTTAATCAATAGGGTAATGGAGTTCAATGGGAAAGTGTTGACCGGTGTGAAAACCGGCCATAAGTACAGTCAACATGATCATCTGCAGTTGAAACCAGCTCTAAGAGCTCACGGTTTTAACGGTGCGGAGGGAGAAGGGTTAAGTCAATTTGCCTTGAAAGAGGAAGCAGCTGGAAAAATCCGGTTGTTTGCTCTGATGGACTCAGTGACTCAATCCTGTCTTGCTCCGCTCCATGATTTGTTATTTGCTCTTTTAAGAGCATTACCAAATGATGGAACGTTTGACCAAGAGGCCTCTATAGAGAGATCTCAACAGAAGGCGATCGATGCGGGCTGTGCTTACAGTTTTGATTTAACTGCTGCTACTGATAGAATTCCCGCAAAACTAACTGCTGCTCTTCTCCAAACCATTACTGGTAAGGAAATTGCAGAGAGTTGGTTAGCGGTGATGACCAAAAGAAATTTCTGGTTTAACGGACAAGTTGCCGCAAAACTAGGAATCTCTGCTGGTCCCTATCGGTATGCAGTAGGACAGCCAATGGGAGGTTTATCCTCGTGGGCCGGGTTAGCTATAACCCACCACTGGATTGTACAGATTGCGGCATATCGTGTAACGGGCAACAACTCTTGGAATACTCAATATGAGATTCTAGGAGATGACTTGGTGATCTTCGATCGCTTAATCGCGGACGAATATCTCCTAATCATGGCTGAGCTTGGGTGTGAAATAAACTTATCAAAAAGTATTGTTTCTCACAAAAGACCAGTCTTCGAGTTCG